AACTCGCCCGTGCTATTACCACCGAGATCCTTATAGCCGGTATATAGAAACTCCAGGTCGTTAAGTTCCCCAAGTGTGATATAACCACGATCTAAAAATATGGAACAGTTATCATAGATCTCATGATGGAGCAGTGACATGATAGCTGTCTTTAGCCGCTCGTCAGCTTGGTGCAAGTTTCTGTGCTCCATCCGTCTTGACTTTGATTTATCGTCAAAGTAGGCATATAGTTTTTTTAATCCCATACTCATTAATCCTAGAACCCCAAGCGAAGAGAGTATGTTGACCCACTGAACTAACTCATCCACCAGTTCACCCCCCATTCTTTTTTCTGTACAAAAATAGCCGCCCTTGCGTACTGTGGATTTCGTAGGCGACGTTGATTGTTATGCTAAAAACAATATCAACATAATAATTAAACTCCAGAATGCCATGCACGGTAGCATCCAAATTAAACATCCTCTAAATAACCCCATACATGTCTCTCCTTTGATGTGTCATACCGTAGCATATTAGATCAAGCATTGCAGATTGCTTCTGTAATCTTTACGAAAAACTAACTTTGTCCAAATCTTGCCCATAGGCATCAATATGGTAGTGGACTTTAGCTGTATTAACAGATCGTTTAGCTATAGCGAACAAAGCATATTGATCAGAAGTAATATTATCTGAATCGATCACAATATCCTTATTGTTTTCTGACAGCGGGGTAATAGATAGTGTTTCGTCTGTTAGATAAACTTGATAGCTTGAGTCTGCTAAAAATGTCCCACCATAATCATAGATCATCTTGACTTTAATTATTAGGCTAACTGGTTGGCTTGTCTTCATTAGTAAGAAAGCTTTGTGTTCAGTGTTGGTTAACTCTCTCTTATTCAGTAACATAGTTAGATGGTCTTGACCAATATTGGTATACCAGAGATAGGCATTAGAAACTGCCGAAATAGTGCTAATGTTATTATCGTCAATGACTAGACGTTCACAAGATGCATTGCCGTATAGTTGTATTGGCGTGACAGTGTTTGTTCTAAACGTGTTGCCGTTAAACATAATAATCTTATTATTCCCTAACAATTTGACCGCAAGCAATCCTTCAGGAGCTTTAAAGGTATTGTTAGAAGCCTTGGTATTCAACATCGAGTCAAGCACTAGGCAGCAGGAATCAACTCCTGCCTTCTGATATTTTTCATTGTAGCCATTTTCAAGTTCGATATAATTAGTTGAAATACTTATTGGTGAGTAGTAATCATTTGAACTTCCTTTGAACAACGTACAATAGATGCCCCAAATAACATAGTTAACATCACCAGTCCCTAACGTCAGATGATTGTCTTGGACATCAGCGCTGAATACATCAGAGATATAGATGCCTTTCTGCCTAGCGTCACCCCAGCCTTGGTTGCTTGGAATATTGCCAAACACAATATTATTATTGTGGATCACTGATTCGAAAACAGGAGCATTCCCAATCTCACCACCTCTTGTGCAGATTCCTGTCACACAACCGTAGATCGAATTATCTGTGACTGCTGTGTGCTCACTGTTATACTTGACATCGATGCCGTAATTGTAATAACCCTCAATAATATTATTAGTGACGGTTGTCTTTTTTGCTCCACCATCAACGGTAATTGCTTCTTCCCAATTAGTTTCTGCTCTTAGATGGTTAAAAGCTATTAGATTCGAATATGAATTTGCGCCAAAAATCGAAAGATCTCCGTCTTTCAACCCCCCGTTAATATCATTATTAATAACTTTAAATTTAGAAGAATTATAGAGCAAGATCGCACTATTGGGGCGTACAACTCTTGCGGCACTCTGCTGACTGTGTGTAAACATATTACCTTTTATTTGACCCAAATTAGAATTGAAAATGCAAGCCAAATACGGCATATCACTCGTTGACACTTCATTAATAACAAAGCAATCACACTCATTGCTATAAATAAATGCTCCATTATAAAGTGGAGTCGAAGTTAAGTCAGCTATATTAGCAACAGCCTCTCCACCACTGATTTTAATTTTTGAACAATTGTAAAAAGCAAATAGATTGGGAACAGTCTCACTTTTAGCCGTTACAAACTTCGCTTTGGTAAAGTCAATATTTTTTTGAGTTAAGCCGTCTAACCTAAGAGCATAAGCCCTACCATCATCATCTTTACCGGTTTCAGATAATAAAAAAATCCCTTGAAAAATCAGTGTTCCGTAATTTGAATCTTTAAAGTAATCGATTGCTTGTTGGATGGCTGACGTGTCATCGTTAACCCCATCTCCAACTGCCCCAAACCACTTAACATTCACTCCTCGCCCACGAAACTCATCGTCCCAGAAATCACCACGTTTGCGGGCTGTGGTAAATGATTTGCTCAGCATATCTGAGTGGCGTAGATCAATCATCTCATTGTCATTAGTTGAACCCGCAATCTGATCATCAAATCTTTGCCCAATATTGTCGACTTTAGTTGCAGAATTTTTTGCTATTTGATGATTTTTTTGAGTTGATTCACCAATAATGGCCGCCCATAATGACATGGCTCCACGAGTTGGCTTACCATAAAGCTTAGTTTTAAGCCAATTAGCAATTTTTTTGCCAGCAGTAGAATACTCATCTTTTTCGACTAACTTGTTAACATAATCAATATCTGCTTGTGATAACGGTGTATCATCACGATAATCAACTCCATTATTCTCCACCATCGGCTGTCCCTCCTTCTAATAATTTAATTCTTCGTTCAAAATCATCTGTTAATAGTTTTTGTGCAGTTTGATAGGTTTCGAATTGTTCTGGTGTTACATAGCTCAAATTATCTATCTGTTTTGCTAAATTGTCGGTATTTTCTGATAATGTATCTAACTTATCAGCAATTCCGACTAAATCGGCATTATTAATGTCTGCTTGCAACTTGTCGATCGTTTCTTGTTGTGCTGTAACAGCAGTCTGCATCTCTTTATTTTTGTTATTAAGAGTAATAATCTGTCCATTCTGTGTAGACACAGTAGCTCTCAACTGTTTTACTACTTCCACAGCCTTGCGATTTTCCAACTGATAGGAACTGAGTGGCACTTGCTTATCCGCAATCGTTAACTGTGATTTTTGCCACTGGATTAAATCTATAGTTTTCTGTGTCACTCGTAACAGCTGTCGGATACCAACACTTTTATTCTCAAAAAAATACCGATCAGAAATTCTGAATGAATTAAATTCTGGTAATTCTAGTGCATCGACTGTCCATGATTCTTTAGCAGAACTTTGCGCTGCAATCCAATTTTTAGCTTTGGCCAACAAAATATCCGGTTCGTGGACATTATCCCACATAACCGACTTTCTTATTATTCCAAATTCCTGCTGTAGATCTGAGATATTTAGATAATCTTTGCCTCCATTAACTGATCTAATATCTATTCTTGGTTGACTGACTTGTGTGTCTGGATCGGGATTAGTTTCATCCTGCTCGATCGTAGCTCCCAAGGGTACTAACTGAGTAATAACTTTGGTCGGGTCTATCTGGACACTTGCTGACTGTAGGTTCTTGCCAATTCTGATTGGTGTATCATCTGTATGGTCCTTTCCTGGATTCTGCACATAATCAATGTAGTTAATGCCATTGAGATACTCAACTCTGATATATCCACCCAGCCGACTAACTAGCTTATCTTTGATCGTGTCCCATGTAGTAGCACCATCTTCGATATAGCGATACACGTTGTCGGTCGAATTAGTCACATCTACATTTCGCACCGTGAACTTCTTATAATCAGGCACTTGTGAATTATGTGTGTCAATTAAACGCTGAAAAAATTGTTTCGGCGTGGTGTTCTGTACCTTAGCCCAGCGTTGACTAGTGTCTTGTAGATAATTCTGGATAGATTCAAACGTGAATGTTTGAAGAAATTGACCGTTATCTTTCATCTGACGAGTCACATCAAGTGCACGTCCACGAAATAACAGGCTGTCATCCTGATAAACTTCAACATGTGTCTGCATTGGTCTAACGGTGCCAAACAGGTAATTTTTTTGATTAACTGTCAAAGTTAGATTATCTATCCCTGACTCTTTCAGGTCTAGTTTGCCATCGCTAATATAACGGCTGATCCGCGGGTCAAACACTACATGGCCAACTGTATCTGTAGGAGAATCATATGCAATAATTCTGTACACTAAATCATCTCCTCCCTATAAAATCTAAACTCAATCGTTCCATTACCAGATAATGTTAGCTGGTTCTCTCCCATTGCTAGAACTATCTGCGTATCTTGATAGTCGCCGCTAGTCAACTCTACGCTACCAAAATTCCCAATCACTGTTATATCTCCAGTTACAACCATCTCGCACTCAACCGACCTACTGCCGATGTTAAACAAGCTAACCGACTGAGCTCCACTAACTGTATACTTGGTATTTTGAAAGACCCAATGTGGAAAGTAGACATCGTCCCAAATATCAGAGCCTTCCGCCGAGTTGTAGATTGCGAACGGATAACAGTCGAAAACGATTGTACACGACAATGTCCCTTTTTCTACATCATCTTCAACTGCCACACTCTTACACTTTCCTAGCCAGTGATAGCCTTGGTCGTGCGTGTCATATAATGGTTGTATGCCTAGTTTCATTAGGCTTCTTTTAATATCTTGCTCAGGTCGCTTGCGATTTTCGTATTCATTTTCGAATAATGTCACTTGATACGTTACTTCCCGATTGTCAAAATAACGGTCAAAGTTAAGCGTTGAAAAATCGTACACGCCTTGCATATATGGCACACTTTCAGTTATCTCTTTCTCACTTGGAGTAGGGGCATCTCTTGAAATCAAAAACATATTATTCTTTCTTGAATCATAATCACCGAAAATAAAGCCCTCAGTAATTTGACGTTCAAGCTCTTCATCGGTGTATTTCCCTAAATCATGAAAATCATAATTAGGATTTATCATTAACTAAGTCGCCCCCTCAGTCGTACATTATTACCTAGATGATTATCTATACGATCAGCAGTACCACCAACGAGAGTATCGCCATCAAGGTATATATCGCTTGTCTTGCCTGCAATCGTGCGTAGCAAGGCATTATTCTGCATCTGCAAGCTACTATCTTTCATAGTTAGATTACCGCTGTAAGAACCATTAACACGTGAGTTCAACGCTTGCACATTGCTATTAAGCGCGTCTGACGCCATACCTGCAATGTTGCTCGTCATTTTCTTAATATTGTTCTGTACAGTACCAAATTGGCTAACCAAACCGCTATTAAAGCCGTTCATAATCGCATTACCAGCAGGAATTAACAGCTTTCTGTCTAGTGAGATTGGTCCTTTATGTTTCTTGATCCAACCTGCAATGCCGCTGACAAAACTTTTAACACCGTTAAACGCACTAGTTAAGCCGGATTTAAAACTATTCATGATAGCACTTCCGGCTGAACTCAGATTAATGCTTGATAAACTATGAAAAACCGACCTAATACCAGAAACAGTAGAACTAGCAACTGACTTCATGCCGTTCCAAGCTGAAGTTGCTGCTGATTTCATGCCATTCACGGCTGATGAAACTGTTGACTTAGCTCCGTTGATTGCACTTGAAATAACTGATTTAATGCCATTCCAAATGCCACTAGCTGCACCTTTAAGTCCTTGCCATGCTGACTTAGCAACGCTAGCCAAAGAAGTAGCAGCAGACTTACCAACCGATGACAGAGTCTTCATTGCACTGGTTACGATGCCTTTTAAAGCATTAAAGATCGAGCTACCAGCAGAACCTAACCCACGAAAAGCAGATGTTGCTATGCTAGCAAAACTAATACTGTTCGATTTACCAATACTCAATGCTTTGATTAGGTTCGTGATTGAGTTTATCACTGTAGCAATTCCGGCAGTTGCCATAGCAATTCCTGCACCAATCATTAAAGCCGCAGCCCCTAATGCAAGGAAGCCTAAAGCACCCGCAGTTAATAACGGGCCCAATAATGCTAAAACAGTAGTAACTGCAGCAAATGCTAAGGTTAGCACTATTATTGTGGCATTAACACTTACGCCAGCGTTGGCTAATGTTGCTAAAGAAGTAGCCATTAAAGCTACGCCAGCACCAACTAATGAAATTGCAGCACCGAATGCAATCATACCTAATGCTCCAGCCGTCAGCATAGGCCCCAAAAATGCAAATACTGCTGCCATTGCACTAATTCCTACTGTTAGACTGGCTATTAAAGCTACTGAGTTACCGCCTGATTGCTGAAAAGCTGTGAAGCTGGCAACCATAATTGCCATTCCTGCGCCTACTAGAACAATCGTGGCACCAAAAGCAACCATGCCAGCAACGCTTGACTGCAATATAGGGCCCACAAGTGCAAATACTCCAGCAAGTGCACTAATTGAAATAGTCATAGCTGTTAGAGCAATCACTCCATCTTTTCCAGTTTTAGCTAATTGAGCAACGCCAACGGCAAAAATAGCTAAGCCTGCAGCTGCTAATCCAATGCCTGCACCAACTCCGATCGCTTTAACCCCCATTGCTGCAATCTTTCCGGCTGAAACACCGGCATACTTGCCTGTTTGACTAGCGGTGCTTCCAAATGTGCTTAATGGGCCTTTTGCTTTTGTAAAATGCCCAATCAAAGCGGCAATGGCAACACCTGCTGTGCCTAATACCGCTACAATTATGTTAATAGCATTTCTCGAACCACCAACGGCATCACTAAAATCTTTCCACATCTCTTTACCTTTTGCTGTCTGCGTAAAGAAGTAAGTTAATGTCGCACCAACAGCAACTAAGCCAGCTAACAGTGCGACAAATGGATTTGTGGCTAGGAGGCTAAAGAAACTTTTGAATAGTCCAGCAGTTTTACCAATAACTCCTGCCATTTTACCCAGTCCAGTAACAAATGCACCAATCGCAATAACTACAGGGCCAATAATAGGGGCAAAAGCAATAAAACCTTTAACGGCATCGGCCAAAGGACCATGTGCTTTACCAATACTATCTGCCAAATTAGCGAACCATTTAGCCAATTTTTGAATAGCTGGCGAACTTTCACCATTGATAACTGTGTTAAGGCCTGACCAACTATCTTTCATTTGGTTAATTGCATCGCCTACGTTATTAGTCATGTTTTGAGCGTTGTCTTTAAGGTACTTGCTAGCTTTCTTATATGAACCAGCGCCCTTATCAACTGCGCCCGACATATCATCCCACCCTTTGCCAGCACTATGTGCACCATCTGTTACTGAATCAAGCAATGGAATCATGGCCTTTGCTCCAGCAGTACCAAACATTGTACTTAAAGCAGCTAACCGTTGTGATTTAGATAAACCATTGGTTGCCTTAGCTGTTTCTCCTAAAATGGTTCTGAATGGCTTGAAGTTACCTTGCGAGTCTGTAACACTTATGCCTAATTTATCCATCATAGCTTTGGCATTTTTGCTAGGCTTATACATTTGAGTAAGAGCATGGTTTAAGTCCATTGACCCTTGAGCTGCGCCTAAACTTGTATTAGACATAATACCAGCAGCAACAGAAACGTCTTTTAAACTAAAACCTAAGTTTTTAGCAGCGGGCCCCATGTTAGCAAACACTTGTTGCATATCACCAATACTTGCAGAAGATTTGTTAGCTACAATAGACATTGTGGCAGAATCAATAGCTGCATTTTTCATACCTCCACCCCAAATGTTCATCGCAGATTGAACAGTTGTAGCAACTCCTGTCAAATCTTCGCCAGCAGACGCTGCAGCACGTGCAATCGGTGGAAATTCTTTCTTAATATCTCCCACGGTTGCACCTTGCCGAGCCATCTCTACCATCGCGTTAGCTGCTTCTTGTGTACTAATA